AACTATATACGTAACACTGTTCGCTCTAACCACTGAGCTACTATCTACGAGGAACCAGTGTCCCACTATTTATACCCCAAAGAAGCCTCACTTGTGCTTGGGCTTTCTTTTTAGTGGTAGCTTTTGAATGAACTTTACCCGTAACAGGGTTTTTAACGGAATATAAGTCCCGACCTCTTACTTTACGGATAACGTATGGCATTTATTTATAATTAACCAACAATTTAGTTGGAGAAGGCAAGACCTCCCATACCGGACTGGATGCGAAGAACGTTGTAGTTGACTGCGAACATGGCCAAGGTGGTGTTATTGGTGGCATTGGTCTTAAGAGTAACTTCGACCTGGGAGTTATCAATACGAGAGAAGTTGCATGTACCGGTAGGCTGTAATTCCTCAGGCTTGAGGGCAAATGAGTAGCAGTACACTCCGGGGTAAGGGTTACCAGAGTGATGCATCATAGGCTGCATCTGGTTGAAGAACTTTCCGGATTGGGCCTTGAATCGGTCCTGACCGTTGAGGATAAGCTTGAAACTATCAACAGGTCCAGCAGAACGACGAGTTGCAACTGCACCATCCTCAACCCATTGAGAAGTTGAGACACTTGGTCCAGTAGCTACGGTCTGGGTACCTGATAGTACTTGAGGTACACCCACAGCCTGAGAAAGGGAACCAAGGAGAAAGACGTTCGACAAAGCTGCACCTACTCCCTTCAAAAAGTCGGGATTGGATTCAAGAACGACAGCGTTAGAGTCGACACAGTTGGAAGTGAAGTTCCACATCTTGGAGTTTAGGGTATCAGATCCTCCACAGGCCCACACAAGTTCCTTGACTGGGTGGTTGTAAGACAAACGGACTTGCTTCGTAGAAACACCGGTTGTTGAGGCGCTGAGAGTATCGGTACCGGTATGTTGAACCTGCTCAATAAGGTACTCATGTCCCTTCTGAGCGAACCGACGACGTTCCTCGGTATCGAGGTAGACGTAGTTACCCCACACCTTGATAGGAGAGGCTACCAAGTAGTTAGCAAAGTTGGAAGCCAAGTCAAAATCGATACGGACCTCATGGTACTGAAGAGCAATAAGAGGAAGGTACAGTCCAGGGTTGCGATTGAAGAAGAAGATGAGAGGTAAGAACACAGTTCCACCTCCTCCTGTAGTATCGCTGGTCAACTTAGCCCACTCAGCCTTTTTGTCGGCAGTGAGGTAAAGTTCAGAGTACAAACGCCACCATCGTTGGTAGTGCTTGTCAATACGCTGTCCACCAATGGACAATTCAACGGACTTGATAGCACGTTCGGCAGCCCATACTCCACTGACAACAGTGAGATCGCCTTCACGGGTAGCAAGGCTGGCAGCAGTCTTGAGTTCAAGGTACATGTCTCCGATCAAGTCACCGTTACGGGCAACGGTGACGGAAATACGCCCATCATTGGAAGCAGTACCGTTAACGGTCTGTTCAATGATTTCCATAGCAAAGTTAGTATGGCGCTTGTACACCGCCTGAAAAAACGTGACTTTAGGGTTTCCTGTGAGATAGACATCTTGTGCGCCATAAGCTACGAGTTGCATAAGTCCTCCGGCCATTTGTGAATTGTATATACTCTACCAAGATTTTTTTTTCGACTGAACGCGGCAAAACCCTGTGAAAAAAAGGTTATCATTATATAATGTCAGACGAAGAGTGTGAAGAGGAACTTGATTTAGATATGATGCAAGAAATTGATTTCGCCGAGTTATTGTCAAAGTTATTAGCTACTGAAGAAGGCGAGACGATCGCAACCTCTCTTTCGAAAATAGCAAACAGTCTGGAGACCCAAAACAAGTTACTTGTTAAACTCGTATCCCATCTCATTAAAAAGCCTTAAAAAAATATTACTCTATTATTAGAAATGGAGGTTCATTATATACAACCTGAGAATGATCCATCGGAGTCACGTCTTGAGTTATTGAAATCACAGGTTCAGAGTTTGGATGCTGACAAGATACTTACGTTTATATCGCAACTTGAAAAACAATGGAGACTTGATTGTACAGGTGATCCGTGGATACCACTTACCAACTGTTTCAGACAGTTTTACAGTGAGACTGAACTGAACGAATCTGGATTACCAAAAGATTTGAATTCTGAACGTATTTACGAACAGAACAAACGTAAACAGAGAGTTCTTGGTGAGTTGTACCATCGAGCAGTCGCTCTGAATATTTTCGACCAGGATTCGACAGACGTGAACAATAACCAATACAAAGTTTCGGTACGTATAAACAGGCTCATCGATATGGCCGATGACGCCTACGAAATGATTTTCAGGTACATTAGACAGTACGAGCGTATAAACCACCCTACACTCATACCTATTAACTCGGACACCGAACATTCCATGTTTAGATGTACAACGATGGATTTGGATGATATAAGTCCGTACCAGCAACTTTTACTCGCAATGTTGAACGAGACGTACCTCTACAACATTCGCAAGTACAAGGGTCAATGCTGTAAACAAATCGAAACGGCTGATGGGTATGCAACCAAAGCATGGAAGCCCATCATGACCATCCCTGAATTTGTGTATAGTATAGCCCAGAAGGAAACTCGATTCGGGGTCTGGAAGAACCTCACATCAAAAGGTACAGCTGCCAAGGACACGATACGTCACTTGACAGAATGTAAAGATATTCAGTTTCCGGAAATACAGAAAAATAGACACGTATGGTCTTTCAATAACGGATTATTCGTAGGAAAAGAATGGCACCCTTTGTCGGGTAAGTACATATCGAGGTTTTACCCGTACGAGAGTAACGAGTTTCGGTGTTTAGATCCAACGATCGTGAGTTCCAAGTACTTTGACAAGACGTTCAAGCGGTACGATGATATTGAGGACTGGTGGGATATCCCGACGCCTCACTTTCAGAGCGTCCTGAACTACCAGAACTTTGAGACTGATGTATCCAAATGGCTATATGTCATGGGTGGCAAGATGTGTTTTGATGTTGGGGATATAGACCGCTGGCAAATCATCCCGTTCTTGAAAGGTATAGCTCGCTCCGGTAAGTCGACCATCATTACCAAAGTGTTCAAGAAGTTTTACGAGTCGGATGATGTGCGTACACTTTCCAACAATATCGAAAAGAAGTTTGGTCTGTCGAGTATCTACGACGGGTTCATGTTCATTGCTCCCGAGGTCAAAGGCGATTTGTGCCTGGAACAAGCCGAGTTTCAGAGTTTGGTGAGTGGTGAGGACGTATCGGTGGCCCGTAAATTTGAGAAGGCGCATTCGGTCGAGTGGAAAACACCGGGAATACTGGGTGGTAACGAGGTACCCAACTGGAAAGATAATTCGGGCAGTGTCTTACGACGTATCTTGCCCTGGAATTTCAGTAAACAGGTCCATAACGCCGATCCGCATCTCGATGACAAGTTGGAGCTCGAGTTGCCGGTGATACTTTTGAAATGTGTGAGGGCCTATCTGGAATACGCCCAGAAGTACTCGGATCAGGATATATGGAACATTGTACCAAAGTACTTCAAGAGTATCCAGACCCAAGTGGCCATGATTACGAACAGTCTCCAGAACTTCCTGGCGTCCGAGAAGGTGCGGTACGCCGAAGACGCGTTCTGTCCCCAGAAGATATTCGTGCAAGTGTTCAACCAGCACTGCCAAGAGAACAATTTGGGACGGTTCAAGTTCAATACCGACTTTTACGTGGGACCGTTCAGTTCAAGAAACCTCGAAGTGCGTTCCGAAGCACGCACGTACAAGGGTCGAGTGTACCCACTTCAGCCAATGGTGTTCGGGGTCGATATCGTCGACGACAACATCCAGGTATCCGAAGATTATTAATATCGAGTAAGAATAAGTAATAATGAATAAACAAGAACTGGCTTTTCGGTGTTACGCTATAGCCGATACGTTTCGGACAAAAATAACATTGCCGCCTTCCAGGTACCTTGTTCAAGCGTTTGGACAAGCGGGATGGAAACTTCAATTAGACAAGGCGAGGCAGTACAAGATTGGTAAAGGTGTTGATTATGACGCGTCAAATTCCAAGATACAGTACGGAATGTACAATGCCACGTACGATACCGAAAACAATATAA